AAATCCGTGGGCTAGTGATTGAAAGAACCTCACAGAATAAGGATAGAAAAGGTTGGCAAGGTATTATCTACACTAAAAAGGGCTATGGGATATTCAATGTCCCTGTTGCCGAGCAGTTTGAACAGCACGTCATTAACGTGAACACCGGTGCTTGGTGCAGATTTACGAATATCCGTGCGGTTTGTTGGTGTCTGTTTGATGACAAACTATACTTTGGGTCTGATAACACGGTTTTCCAGTTTGACTCGGCTTATTCTGATGACGGAGTTGCCATTGATGGCATAGTTGAGCAGGCTTTTAATGACTTCGGAACGCCGAACATTAAAAAAGTCCAGTTACTGAACCCGAGAACATCGGCTTCAGCTCCGTTTGCTCTGACTTGTTATGTAGATACGGACTATAAAAAGAGAAATCTAAACTACGTCAACAACGTGGGGCTTTCGGTCGGTTCTAAATGGGATGTTTCAAAATGGAACACGGCGACTTGGGGTGTTGACACCGCTAACGATATAAACTCGCAATGGATTATGTGTTCAGGTGCAGGGTTTAAGATTGGTGTTGTATTCAAGACTAAAACGAGGGGGATATTAGTTGACTGGTTTGACACAGGTGTCAGATTCCAAGCCGGAACGGGTATTATGTAAGCCCGCTGATGTAGTGGAATTTGTATGCAAGGGACTAGGGGACAGGGTTGAAGAATATCAGCCCTGTTTGAGTCTTGGAATATATTATAAAGGTCTAATCGGTGGGGTATTAATCCACGATTTAAGACCGGAAATTGACTGTTATTTAACTATCTACACGACCTCTAAACGTTGGGCGACTAAAAGCGTTTTGAAGTATGTGTTCGGAATTATTTTTAATCTAATGAAATGCAGGCGGTGCTCTGTTTTGGTGAGTAAAGCCAACTCTAAAAGCCTTAAGATGTGCGAACAGCTAGGTTTTAAGGTTGAGGGGTTGCTTCGACAATACCGAGATGATGGCGATGACTGCTATTGTTTAGGAATGTTAAAATCGGAGTGTAAATGGAATGAGTAAATCTAAAAAGGTCAAATATGATATGTCGCCTTATAAGAATTACGAAAGTTACTTAAAGAGCTATGACACATCAAACGTTGACAACACGCTTTCTAACCTGACACAGAATGCGTATAATCAAAGCCAGCAGTTAGGAAATATGGGCGATTATACCTTTAGTGTTGACGGTTCGGACGAGGCACGTCAAAGAACACAAGATGCTTTGTATAATTCAGCTGTTGACAGACTAACCCCGCAATTTGAACGTCAGACTTCAGATATGGCAACAAGATTGCAAAATCAGGGAATACCTGTTGGTTCGGATGCCTACAATCGAGCTATGGGCGACTTGGAAGAAAAACAGAATGATGCATTACGTCAAGCGGCTTATGGTGCAATCTTGGCAGGTAATGACGAGTTCAGCCAGTCTCTGGGTGATGAGATTAATGCCGGCGGTTTCGGTAACTCTGCACAGCAGTCGTATATTAACCAACTGTTGAGCCAGTTACAAGGTTCGGCTAGTGGATATGAAAATCAGCAGAATATCTTCAGCGTTGGAACCGGTAAATCCGACCTCAAGTATCAGCAGGATAAAGCCAATGCGAAAGGCGGTCTTGGTGGTGCTTTGATGGGTGCTATTACCGGAGCGGCTAAAGGTTTTGCAACAACTGGCAATCCGTGGGGTGCTGTTGCCGGCGGGGCTCTGGGTGCTTATGGCGGTTATAACTCTAATCCTTATGGAGGCTAATAATGTTGAATAAAAACTATGCAGGAACGACAGCTTCAATCATAAGAAGCACATTTCCAAACATAACCGCACCGAAACAGACAGATTTAGTCAGTATGTTGGATCAAGTCGGCAAAGACTATCAGACAGGGCTTCAGGTAAGAGCGGACAATAAACTAACCGATGAGATGATTGCTCAAAACCCTGAAGATGAGGCTCGTATTCGTCAGATGGGCGGTCGTGCTTATGCTGATATGTTGAAATCCGATGCCCAAAGGGCTGAAGAACGCCAATGGCATTTGGATGACTTGGAATCTCAAAGGCAGTTTCAGAGAGATTTGTTGAGAGATAAACTTAATAACGATTTTGCTTTGGCTAAATATAAAGCCGGTTTGGGCGGTGGTTCTACAAACGCTCAACAGAATGTTGCGGCAATGATTGAAGCCGGTTATACACCTCAAGAGGCTTGGGCTATGTATTATGGCGGAAACAATCCGACACTTGATATGGCAACATTAGGACAGAAAGGTCAAGAGCAACTGGGCAAGGAAACTGCCAAAAATTATGCTGAAGACTTGAACTCTTATAATAATATGGTTTCTAAAATGCCCGAGCTGGAAGAAACTGTCAAACAGTTAGGAGAATTGGGCAAAAATGCAACCTACACGACAGCCGGACAGGCGTTGGATCTTTTCAGAAGACAGTCTGGTCTTGATCCAAGACAATCGGCTGTTGACAGAGCTTCTTATATTTCAATGATTGACAACCAAGTTTTGCCTTTGTTACGAGATACATTCGGGGCAGCATTTACGGAGCGTGAGGGCAATACCTTAAGAAAAACGCTCGGTGATCCGAACACAACGCCAGCTGAAAAACAGGCTCAACTTGATGCTTTCATCAGGCAGAAACAAAAGAGTATAGAAAGTCAAGCGAGAAAGCTTGAATCGTATTCAAGACCTAGCTTGAAACAATTTAACCAAACACCAAGTGATGATGATGCGTGGGGTGGTATATAATGGAAATCACAAACGAAAGATTGTTGCAGGGGGCAAGAAACCTGAAAGCAAAAGGTTATACCCCTGAACAGGTTGACAGTTGGCTTCAGACAAAAGGCTCATCATTAGGTGCGATAAAGTCTTTTGTTAATACTAGCAAACTTCAGCCATTAACCGATGAACAAAGAGCAAAACCTCAAGGCACGAACTGGGGCGAAGTCGCTCTTGCCGGTGCAAATGGTGTAGGGCAAGGAATAATCAGCGGTCTTGGGCGTATTGCAAGCGGTGCTACATTCGGAGCTTCTGACTGGGTAGATAGAAAAACAGGCGGAAACCTTGCAAGACTTGATTCTGACTTGCAGTCATCTGCCGATGATGCAGGACTTGGATTTGCCAACAAAGCCGCTAAATTCACTGCTGATGTTGGTGGAAATATCAAAGGAGCTGGCGGAAAGCTTGCGACTAAAATAGCCGACAAAGGCTATAAAGGGCTGAAAGCTTTTCTTCTGAACTCAGGTATTGGTGGTGGTGCTTTTGGTGCAACATCAAGCGACAAGCTTTCTGATTTGCCTAAAAATACGATTGCTGGTGCGACTTTAGGAAGTTTATTCGGCGGTGGTATGTATGGCACGGGGAAACTTGGACAATATGCCTACAATGTTGCGAAACCTTATGCAAACGCTCCGATAAATGCTGTTGAAAATGCGGTTAATAAAGTCGGTTTAGGTAAGCTTAAGGATCTAGTTCAAAGAGCAAGCCAAAAAGGTCGTGGAGCTTTGGAAGTCGCTGATGATGATGTTATTGCTTTAGCACAAGAAGCAAGGCAAAAATCTCCGCAAGCATACAGAAACTTTGAAAAGGCTGTTGATGCTTTTAATGACGGCCAGGCTGAAAGAAACGGTGCTGTCATTAACGAGGCTTTTGGTTCTAAAGGCAAGTATGAAAATATTGATGACCTTGTAGAAACTGCAAGAAAGCAAGCACAACCTTATTATGACAAGTTGCAGAATACTGGAGATTTAGCTCCGACAAAAGAGCAACTGGCAAAACAAAACTTCAAGCGTTGGTTTGAGGGTAGTAAAGTTGTAGATGAAAACGGACAGCCATTGAAATTATATCACGGGACAGATGCTGATTTTGATGCTTTTGATATGTCAAAAGGTCGTTCGACTATGGATATACAAGGAGCGTTTTTTAGTCCTTATGACATAGATGCAAAAGGATATGGGCAAAACTTAAAAGAAGTTTACTTAAATGTAAAAAATCCTGCTGATGAAGCTACGGCATATAAAGCTTTGAGAAAATACCAAGGACAAAACGATGCCGGATTAAAAGCAAAACAAGATTTACAAAGACAGGGGTTTGATGGTGTATTTAATGGATATGATGAATACATTGCTTTTGAGCCTAATCAAATAAAATCTGTAAACAATAGCGGTGCTTGGTCATCAAGTCCTAGTTTATCAGATGCAGGGTGGAATCCTAAAACGAATGATGCTCTTGCTAATTACGTCAAGGAAAATCCGTTCTTGCAACAGGAAATCGGGAAAATCCGCAAAAATCCGTTATTCCAAACCGAATATAAGATGAGCGAGCTTCCGGACACCGACTGGAGAATACTTGACCAAGTAAACAAGAATATCAATGACCAAATATCGACAGCGGTCAGAAATGGAGAAAAAGAAACTGTCAGACTGCTAGAACGTCAAAAATATGACTTGTTAAACAAGGTTGATGAGATTGTCCCGGAATATAAAATAGCGAGGGGTATCTATGAGGCTGAAAACAAAGCATTGAAAGCCCAAAAGATTGGCGAAAACTCTTTATTTGACAACAATACTTCAGCCGACAAGCTAAAACGCACAATGAAAGATATGACCGACTACGAAAAGGCAAGTCTTAAAATCGGTGCAAGAGAAAAACTGCTTAATGCGGTTGAGGGCAGAGAAAACCAAACACTAGGATTGAAAAAACTCAACAACAAGCAGACACAAAACAAACTCAAGCTTGTTTTGGGCGATAAGGCAGATGACTTTATCAATTATGCTGAAGATGAAGTGCAAGCAATGAGAAACCTTAATAAGCTAACTGGTAACTCAAACACATCAGAAAAGCAAAATTTGAGAGATAAGGTTAATTTGTTGGCGAGAATCTTCAAAAACCCGACCGGCGTTGTCGGAGAGGTTGGCGAGGCTTTAACCTCAAGAATAGATAACGCAAGCAATGATTTACTTTCTCAAATGTTGCTTGAGCAAGGTGGCGGTCGCTTGAATAATGCTATCAATGATTATGTCGCTAGGGCAACGAGGGCAGAACAAATGAGAAGATTGTTCGCACCAACCTCGGCGGTGTTATCAAATGAGGTTTTACAAATCAAATAACGGGGCTGAATAAAGCCCCTTTTTTTATGGAGAAAAAATATGCCTTATGATGGACAAGGTGTGTTCACCCGTGTGATGAACTGGCAAGACGATGCGGCTAATGACATCTCTATCCTAGCTTCAAGACACGATGCTGAAGACGATAACTTTGCAAATGGTTTTAATGAGGTTTTGTGTCGTGATGGTCGTGCGGCTATGACGGGCAACCTCAAAATGGGTGCGAATAAGATAACTGGACTAGCCAACGGAACAACTGACAACGATGCAGTCAATTTAAGCCAGTTGAACTCTACAAGCTCGACATTAAGCACAGCGATTAATACGGCGGTTACTAATCTCTTGAGTGGGCTTTATCCTGTCGGAAGTATGTATGTGGGTACGAGCGGAACTTGTCCGATTGCGGCATTAATTCCGTCTTCAACGTGGACGGTTGTGGCTTCGAATGTAGTCATCGGAGTAAACAGCACGGTTGAGGTCAAAGGTAACAGCAAGGCTCTTGGTTTAAGGAGCGGAAGTAAGACCTTTTCTATGGTTACTGACTCAAACGATGCCATTCTTTCAACTTCATTGCATACCCCGAGCGGTGCAAGTGTCGGGAGTGTTCCGGGCGGTACTGGTTCGAGCGGTTATACACGATATGAGGCTTTGGGTGTTGACACGAACGCAAGCAATTCCGGTTTGACTGGTACAGCTTCGGTTTCGAACCTGACGGCAACAATTTGGAAAAGGACAGCATAATGGACAAAAGGGAAGAAAGAGATGCAATGCTCAAAGCTATTGAGTGGAGAGTTGCAAGACACGAAACGCAAGGCAAGATAGGAATTATCCCTGCGGATGATGACGAAACATATATTAAAATTCTCGAATATATGCAATATTTGAGGGATATTCCGCAAGACCCAAGTTTCCCCGATGTTGAAATTAAAACCTTTGAGGAGTGGAGCAAATGACAGGACGTGTAGTTAATAATTTAATTGAAGTCCGTCAGGGCGATAGCTTTCAGATTAATTTCCAATTCAAAAACAAATGCAAGCCGATTGATGTTACCGGCTCGACTTTAGTTATGCAGGTTAAGGATGCAGGCGGAAATATTATGTTCACTTGTCTTGGCGAGGTTGTAGATGCTAAAGACGGCAAGATGATCCTTAATATTACCCCGACAATGTCAAGCATAGCTGTTGGAAGTTATGTAACCGACATTCAATTAACCGGTGCTGACGGAAGTGTGAACACGGTATTTCCGGCAGATGTAAATGCAATTGGGACTTTTAGAATTACAGAACAGGTAACAACTTATGTGGGGTAGAAAATGGAATATAAACTGAACGGCAGTGATATTGTGGTCAGCCTGCAAGAAGTTCATATTGACACTGTTGTTGGCGAAAGTGCCAAAATGGATGTGGTTAAGGCTGTTAATTACATCCAATCAGGAAAGGCAGAAATTGAAGCCGGTGTAACTGAAGTCTTGAATCAGGTAGATGACCACGTTGCCGATAAGACAGCGGAGTTTGATTTAAACGCAAGCAATAAAACCGGCGATTTCAACACAAACGCAAGCAATAAAACCACCGATTTTAACGACAATTATACAGCTAAAAAGGCTTTGATTGATGCTGAAGTCGGGGTAGCACAAACAGCGGCAACAAATGCCTCTAACTCGGCTAATTTATCAAAACAATGGGCTATCGGTGATCCGACCGAACCGAGCGAGGGTTCAGCTAAATACTGGGCGACACAATCTGCAATTGCTGCTAGTTACGTTGCTTACGGCACATCCGATACCGCAGGTAATGTAGCAGAAAAAGAAGTATTAATCCCTGAAATAACAGAGTTAAAAACAGGACAGATATTATATATTAAGCCGTCAGCTTCTGCAACGGTTGCCGACCTTACAATTAAGCTGAACAATTTCACTGCTTACCCTATAAGATACAATAATTCAGCGATAACAACCTCGACAGATGATTTAGTATGGAATCAGAACTACGTATCTCAATTCGTTTTTGATGGTACATACTGGCAGTTTGCTGGTCGTGGATATGATAAAGATACAACATACACACAAAACATATTATTCGATAGAGGTAATTTCGTTTCAGGTAGTGGCACTTATGCCATATCACGTTATAGTTTATGCTTGCAGAAACCCGATATGACTTGGGAAAAGGTAACGAATACTGAAGATGATTATTCACTTGCTACCGATAAGACTGTCAATACACACGGATTTTTGCTCAATGGTGAAATGCTATATTATAGCAATACCGCAGTTTTAGCAAACGGTGCGGCTTCTAGTGCGAACACTATGTATAGGCAGAACTCTGGTTTTGATATAAGATATAGTATGAATACCACTGGTACAGGTTATACAGCAGGTGATTATATATATCTTGTTGGTGCAATCGGGGTTGACGGTTTATTTTATCTTGACTCTACTCAATGGTGGACTAATACACTGCCATCAACAAATGATGGTAAAATATATGTAAAAATCGGGAAATACGTATCAGGTGTGACTATCACACTTGAATTAGAACACCCTGCATATTACCACGACGGCACTAAAATTCGTGTATACGGTGGCGGTGGTGGTGGCGGAGCAGTTGACTCCGTAAATGGACAAACAGGTACAGTCGTTTTAACCGCAAGTGATGTCGGAGCATTGGCTACTTCTGATGTTACCGAATATACAGCCGCAGAAGTCGAAACTTTGTGGGGGAGTATCTAATGACAATAATTCAAGTAGATAGTAACAATAAAGCAATATTATTAAACGGTAATGCACTTGAAGCTCAAGACAACACTAAATACGGAATTAGCCTAGATGAACTTCTTGGTGAAGTTGATGCAAATGGTGTTTTACCACTCCCTGCAGGGGGTGATACTGACCTTGTTATAACTGGGTTTACTGGTGCAGGTGCTTTTTCTTTTTCATATAAATTCTATAGGAACAACAAGTTAAAGTCTGTTATTTTTAGAGATTTAACAACCGCTAATAACTCGTCTTGTTTTGATAGAGCCTTTAACTATTGTGCTAACTTAGAAACAGCTTCATTTCCAGCACTTGTATACGCTAATGGTGCAACTGTTATGTCGTATTGTTTCAATAATTGCACTAAGTTAATAAGTGCATCATTCCCATCATTAGAAGAAGTAAAAGGTTCTAATGGTTTTCAGTATATTTTCTCTGCTTGCACGCTATTCGAGAGTGTATCTTTTCCTAAGTTAAAAATAATAGGAAATGATGCTGCCACAACTGGTACGACATACAGACAATTCTATTACGCTTTTCAAAATTGCACAAGACTGACAGAATTATCATTCCCCGAACTTGAAGAAATATGGTGCAACGGAACAGCAGCGAATACAGGTACATTCGGCTATAACACATACATTCAGAAAATTTATATGCCTAAATTAAAAACAATATCCAAGACTTCTGCTTTTTCAAGCACTCTTGGTGCAGACAATATCTTTACTAACTGCACGGCATTAACAGAATTGCACTTCGGAGCGGCTAATCGTACAGCTATTGAAGCAACAACAGGATATGCAACCGCTTGGGGCTTAGGTGCAGGAAACGTAACAATTTACTTTGATTTATAAGGAGATAGCAATGCAAACCACAACTTTAACGATGATAGAAGCAGATGAGGGCAAAGTTCTTGTAAAAGACGGAACTTATAGCAAATCTGTACTTTTGAAAAAGGGTGAAACTCCCGAGGGTTGGACAGAAATCACCGAACAAGAATATCAAGAAATTGTCGGGAGTGATGAAGAATGAAAGTATTAACTACAGCAGGATTAACGAAATTAATACAGTTAATCAAGAGTAGCTTTATAAAAACCACCGATACTGTAACCACGCAAACGGTCACGCTTGCAACAGTAGCTACATCTGGCGATTATGATGACTTGATTAACAAACCGACAGCTGACCAAACTTATGACGGAACATCAACCAATGCTCAAAGCGGAACTGCGGTAGCAGGACTTTTGGAAGCAATCTATCCGGTTGGAAGTGTGTATATCGGAACTCAAGCAACTTGCCCGATGTCAACTGTTATGAGTGGTACGACTTGGACATTAATCTCATCAGGCAAAGCTCTTTGGACAGGAGATGGCACGAATGGTGGAACGACCATAAACGCAGGCTTGCCGAATATTACGGGTAACTTATACCCTGTTGTGTCTAATTCAACAAACGCTTCAAATTGGCAAACCAAGAGTGGTGTATTTACTAATTCATCGGGAAATACATCAGGAGCGGCGGCTAGTGGTTCAACTTATGCTTATAGAACGGTCAACTTTGATGCCTCGCAATCGAACTCAATCTATGGAGCTTCAAACACCGTCCAGCCACCTGCTTATGTAGTTAATGTATGGGAAAGAACGGCGTAAAAGTAGTTTACAAAGGAGCGTAAAAGGGGGTGATTGAAGTGGCTTGCAAAGGACGTAAACGCAAATAGGGGGCTTTTTAGCTACCTTTTTTTATGGGGGTGCAAATGATTGACATAAACATTGCTGTTCAAAGGCTTGCTTTCCACGAGGGGTGTAGGCTTGAACCTTATAGGGACCATCTCGGATATTGGACTATCGGAATCGGTCGGTGTTATGAGAAAAACCCGATAACTAAAGAAGAAGAAAAGGTTATCGGTACTTGCTGGGAAAAAGGCATCACTAAAAACGGTGCCTATTTTTTATTAAGGAACGACATCAAGCGGTGCATTAAGGAACTAGAAAAGAAAATACCATTTTGGAAAACCCTATCAGATGAAAGGCAGTATGCCCTTTTAGATATGGCGTATCAGTTGGGGACGAATGGTGTCCTTAAATTCAAAAAGATGTTGTCGGCTCTTGGTGTTGGAAACTGGGAAGAAGCAAGACGACAATGTTTGGATTCAAACTATGCCCGTCAAACACCCAAAAGGGCAAATAGAATAGCAAACTGTTTAGCATCAGGGAGATTTTTAATATGACCGCAAAAGATGTGTGGGATGCTGTGAATGAATTAGACGGCAAAGATATGGACAAAGGAACGAGAATGACGTTGGAAGCTTTGGTTAAAGACGGTGAAGAAATGAGCAAAAGAATGACCTCGCTTGAAAGCAAGGTTGATAAATTAGACGGTTCAATCAGCGAGCTTAAAACTCTGATTGAGGCTTCTATTAATCAGAGGCAGTCATTTTGGAAGTTTCTCTCCGAGCTTGTCCGCGAGTCCAAGTTTTGGATTTGGTTTACTATTTTAACGGTTTTGGCATTTGGTGTTTCATTAACTGATTTGAAAGGGTTATTGCAATGACGATTTTATATGCTTTAATATCGGGTTTGATGTTCAGGATCAGGGGTGGTTTAAGAATTCCCTTTACTGACAAGAAGTTTCCGCTTTGCAAGTGGTATTTTGCAATATGGTTTGCGTGTTTGGCGTGTATCTTAAAAGGTTGGTCTTGGAGATACTGGCTGATTATGTTTATTGCTTCAAAAACTTGCACATCACTAGCCGGATGGGGTGAATACAAGGGCTGTGCCTGCGGAACAGGGAAACCCGATAAAAAGAGGTTTGATTTTTTTGAAGTTGACGAGTTTTTAGACAATTTTGAGTTCAGAGGTTGGAAACTAATTGAACACCCGATTCCGTTTGGTATTGCAGGCTTGACCGCAAGAGGTGTTTATCTGACGTTTATTTTGGGGTTAGCCCTTAACTCCGTTCCTTTTATGCTATGTGGTGCTGTTTGGGGTGTCGGCTGTTACCTTTGTGGCTTGTTTGCTAGGAAAATATTAAAGAAGACCGACAAGACCGGATGGAATATAGACGAGTGGTGTTTCGGTGCTTGGTTGGGGTTGATGCTATGCTTAATCGGATAGTCTTATTTATTGCCTGTTTTCTTGCGATTCTAGCGGTTTTGTTGTTTGGGTGGTCGACTTATCAATCCAAGCGAATAAAGTCGCTAGAAACCGCTAAAACGAGCTTAGAAGCAAACAATCAGTTATTAATCTCAAAGATGAAAAGGGCATACGATGACAAAGTGGAACTCGGTCGCAAGAACCAAGAACTTGAAAGTTTGGCGAAACGTTCTGTCGGTTTTGATTGGAATAGGGATATTAGTAGTGATGAGCTTGTTCTGTGGTTGCACGAGAACGCAGTACGAGTACAAGGAAATCGAGCGAGAACCGATTGATTGCGATATGCATATCGAGACACCGCTGGATATGGCTAAATGTTTGGCGGATTTCCGGCAGAAGTATTAAAAAGAAAGAGCCGGAAAGAGAAGTTTTCCGCTTTCCGACTCCGATTTGCAAAATAAACCGAGTTATTTTGTAAAGACCCAATCACATAATATACAAAGGTTTTTAGGAAAGTCAATGGTAAAAATCACTTATACGAAAGTTTCTGCTGATACTTGTAGAAAGAATCGGAAATTCTATCAAAGCCACGTTAGAAAAGCCTTTATAAAGTGGTGTGCATATCAGGGCTATTTTGACGAGGTGTTTACAAAACAAGAAATAAAACAAGCTAAAAAAGGGCAATTACCTAAGGACTGCAATATTCACCACAAAATACCATTATCAGGTTCAAATGATTTGATGGTCAACGATTTTTGCAACCTCACTGTTTTACACAAAAAGACACACGAGCAGATGAATAGGGATATTATTTCCCCTCAATTAAAGGCGATAGAAACTGCACCATTCGGTACGCAAATTGAGATAGACGTGCCTGCTTTTGGTTATGTTGATGCTATGGGCATAAGAGAGCAAAGGGCATTTAGGGACTTTTGCAGATACAGAAAAAGGGAGCGTTAAAGCTCCCTCAATCGGTGATTAAAAAGATTTATTTAGCTTTTTCAGATTATCAGAACCCCCGAGTCTGTCAAGCAAAATTTCACAAAACTTGCACAAAGTATTTTTGCACACTCGTTAAGCATTTGATTTTATATGTAAAACAGCGTTTAGTTTAAGGGTCTGAAAATCCTCGTGTCGGCGGTTCAATCCCGTCCCCGAGCACCATCTCAAAGCCTTGTTAAATCAGGGCTTTTGTTGTTTCTAGGGTTAAATTTCTGAAGTCAAAAAAGTGTGAAAAATGTGAAAAACGACTCGGATTTTTGAACAGAAGTTTCACAAAACTTGCACACTTTGTTCTATTAATGTTCAAAGACTGAATTAAGGGCGGAGCGTTTCTCGTCATCGAGAACGTGGGCATATTTCATAGTGGTATTAATGTTTGAATGCCCTAGAATCTCTTTTGTGATTCTCAAGTTGCCGGTTTTTTTAAGAATCCACGTTGCGGCGGTATGGCGTAAAGTGTGAAAGTTGGTATAAGGCAAGGCGGGGTCTTTCAGCTCGTTTGTGAAGTTTTTCCCATTTCTTTTGTAGAATATATTTTTCCAAGACGAGCGGATTGATCTTATCGGTTTTCCGTGGAAGTTGAAAACGTATTCATTAATCCTTGGCTGATTGTGTAAGATTTGTGCAAGTTGCTCAATTATCGGCACGGTGTGGATTTTACCGCCGGCGGTGGTGGAATCTTTGACTTTTAGCGTGATAGTCCTGTTATTTAGGTCAATATTCTCCCACTTCAGATTTAGGATATTGCTTTCTCGGAGTCCAGTATATAAAGCGGTGTAGATAATAGGTTTGAGGTGCGGAGCGGCACGGTCTATGATCGTCTTGGCTATTGACCAGTCTTTGAGATATTTAACATTCTCTGCCGGTTCTTTCAGCTTGAATTTAGATGGTTTTAAGTTATAGATTCGGACTTTCCATTCATCACGAGCGGTGGTTATGACTGCCGAGAGTAAGAATAAATACCTGTTTATAGTTGAGTTTGATAAAGTTCCACGGTTTTTGGCTATGAATTGATTGATCTGTGGCTCTTGGATTTCGTGCAGTTGCTTGACGTTGAGTTCGTCTTTTAGTTTTTTCAGTCTTGATAGTCTTTGGTGGGGTAGGGATAAATATTGCCCCTTTTCCTCAAAATAGCGTGCAAAGGCTTCATCTATGGTTATACTTGGGAGTTCTCCGCTAGCCTTTTGGCGTTCAACTTGTCGGATTTCACCAAGTCTTTTAAGGCAGTATTGATTTGCCTTTTGTTCTTCCACTTGTCCAGTACTCTCTCGAAACTGTATCCGTTGTCCGGTTTCGGATATGAACGAGAAATAGGCGTGGAAGTAATCCCCTCGCTTATAAAGTCGGTATGGGTATTTGTTTGCCATTCCTCAACATCCCTCTCTGTGAATAGCATAGACTTGTTAATGATTTGATATTTAAGTTGCCCCGATTGGATGGCTTTGTCAAGCAGATAGCGACTGATTCCCACCAGTTTCATCACTTCGGTTTTAGTTAGCCACTTTGTGATCATTGTTTGAACTCCTGAATTGGATATTCAAAAAGTTTATGGTCTAATATATATTTATCCCTTGAATCAACAGCCTCTTTTTTATTTTTATATCTCCCGATATAGATAGCTTTTCCTTTCACGTTTATTTTTGCCTCCCATCTTTTTTCCTTTTCTTTCCACGCAACTCCTGTATATCCAGATTTATTGTTTTTATTTGGATTCTTATTTGCTGATTGAAAATGCATATCTACGAATCTACAATTTACAGGTTCATAGTTGCCATTTGAATCAATCCTATCTATTGATAACCCTTTTTTATATCCATTTTCACACGCCCATTTAAAAAAAGAAAGAAAACTATTTTTCCATTCTTCACATACTTCAACCCCTTTTCCTCCATAATATTTGTAAGATTTATCTTTTTTATTAACACATCTTTTTACAATACTTCCCCATACAAAATATAAAGGTGTTCCCCATAGTCCGTGTTTTGTGTTGTATTCTTTTGAGTTCTTTCTTTGAAGACATCCACAAGACTTTGTGTCTCGATATAATATATTAGATAAGCTAGTTTCTGTCTCTTTACCACAATCACAACGACACCTAC